GCCTTTGTCAGCTAAGCTTTTCAATTCATCCTTAGTGTAATCCCCAAGAGATTTTGGTTTCGTAATAGTAGTTTTGAAGTTATCAACCCAACCATTTAACGCCTCCTCTGTTTCAAAGTTAAGACCTTTGGATATAGACTCGTTGATACCCTCTGCTTTGAGTTTATCAATAATCTTTTGTTCTTCTAACATAATGTATGATTTAAATTTATTAATTAATTGCTAATATAATCATTTTTTTATAATTATCAAAATATTTTACTATTTATTTACTCCGTCGGCATTTCTCTCATTACCTGATGATTCATCGAGGTCGGGAGTATTATCATCTTCATTAGAAGACGTGCTACCTTGTTTCTTAATGGCAGCATCAAGTTGCTCTTTAAGAATCTCTTTCATAGTATCCGGAGTGTTGAATGTAAGCATCTTGATAGCTCTCTCTTTAGAAGTAAGTCCATTAGATACCGCAACGGCTAACATATCTACATTGTCAGAGTCACTTGAAGGAAGTATTGAGTTGTATTGGAAGCCTATCTTTAAGTCTTTCATAGCCTTATACTCAGGGTATAAATCTATTGCTAAATTCTTAATAATACTTATACTCCTTGATATGACATCATTATGTAACACTTTTGCCTCTGCTAACTTGACAAATGCTTGAGTGAACATAAGTTGTATGCTCTTACCCGATAAGTTACCAAAGTTAGAATCACTAAGTAAGGTACTTAAGTCGGGATAGGTGAAACGATATATATCTCTCTCATTATTTGTCATCTCCATCTTTATACTCTCGGGAGCAGATTTTAACTCAAGATATTCCATCTTTCCTGTACCACTATTCGAGCCGTCGAAGTTAGAGGTTGATGTTACCTCATAGATGTTATTTAAAGAGTTAAATAAGGGCTTTTTAGCTATCTTACCATAAACTACCATAGCAGGATTTCCGATACGTGTATTGACGTCTGAATGCTGCGAGCGGGCATAGTCTTGCTTATTGATAATATCCATCACAGGGAAGAACTCAGGCTGCTCTTGCTCAAGGAAAACGAACATAAGTTTTGGTTTGCTCATCTTAGGATTTCCTTTAAAATCTACATTCTTAAAGTCGCCATTATAATATGTGTTTACCCCGTCTTTTGTCCAAATCTCGGTGGTAGGTACTGCCTCTTTTAGCTCACCATTGACAATCATATCTTTACTATACTCAACGACAACAGCATCAATCTTATTATAGTCATCTCTGTGTCTATATAGATGATAGCCATCTTTCTCAGATAAGACCTTAGCCTTAATCTTCTTACTATCATTATCCCACATGAACTGTATGGCAGCTCTCGTATCTATACTGCTATCTTTGGTCGCTTTACGTAAGACAGACATCATACGTATATCATCATTCCATATCTCCTTGAACTTCTTAAAAGCCTTAGATATATCATCCGTAGCATCATCATTATTAAGAATAAGGTCTAAATCCTTACCATATAAGAATGCCACCTTATTAGTGATAATCTGTTGTGCATAAGGGATACATAGCTTAGTATGCTTAATCTCGTGCGACTTAACGCTCTCCGAGCCATCTTTATTAATAGTCTTACTATCAACAAAATAAGAATCCATATTAGGGTCCGTTAATATAGGATGCTCATTCTCGTAAAAAGCTCTCATCTCTCTAATATCAGACGTTGTGAGCTTATTACAATTTTTCTTTAATAGTCTTAGCTGTTCCTCAACACTCTTAAGACCCATTATTTGCTTCGCTTTCATTATTTATTATTTATGTTTAAAATTATAACAAGCCTCATCATCTCTTAAGAAAGAGAAATTTTGATACTTGCATGTGTATAATATATACTTTCCATCATAATCTAGGTTGCTAAATGACTCATCGGGATGAGCATGCACACAATCGATACATCTGTTCGGATTAATTTTTTCTTTTTTTAATTTTCTCATTATTTTTAATATTTAAAATACTTGCCATGGGCTTATAGGGTCACTACTCCAATCTTCTCTATTGATAGACTCCGTATGAGTAAGGTTAAGTCCCGTTTCCATGATAAACCTATATAAGATAGATAAGGAGTCACAACTATCATCGGGCTGTTTTTCTCCCATCTTAATATATGTTATCAGCTGCTCAAAAGCCTTACTATAATCTCTATCTCTATTGTCTCTCTTGAACACTATATGTCTCTTAATCCATGTAGAATCCATGAGTATTCGTGTCTCTTTGTTCACCGTGGTAGCTTTCCATGTGACATCGGCATTAACCTCTTTCTCCACATTCTTAGCGAACAGCTTACCTCCGTTATTACTTTCAAACCTTATCTTTTCTATCTCGTTCTCCTTAATCTTACCTATGATAAGTGGTGATGTAATATCCATACTATCGGTAGTGAACAACCAATCATAAAGGTAATACTTATCTCCGTACTTCTTAACAAAAGGAGCAGAGAAATTATCCTTACCCGTATCTGCCGTATCGGCAACACCTATATTAGCATCAGGCTCTCCGTTAGGTAGCTCATCGAAATACATAAGGTCATCGGGATTGAATAATCTACCTTTGACATCAACAGGATGCTGCATATATTCACTCTCCCATATCTCGGGTGCTATCTCTTTCTTCTTATTTAGATAGAACTCGGTGGTATTGACATCCTCACAGAAAGATTTATTGTTCTCATCTAACGCAGGGATACATATATCATAGTCATACTTACCTTTCTCCACATTGATACCTATAATATCATTCTTTCTCCACCTAGTACCTACATCAATCTGACAACAGCCACGCTCAAAACGTGAACCTCTCGTTGCCTCAGACCAATCAATAGTCGCTTGGTTAGTAGTCTCACTCATAGCATCAGCCCATCCTTTATACAAGTCATCCGTTATATCAAGCATACTAACACCAAATCCAATAATAGTACCTCCCGTACCACCACCAAAATAAGATGTCTGTGTGGCTTGCTCTAACCCCCACGTCTTGACACCTCGTGTCTTAAGCACCATCTCAAAGATACTTCTCCACTTAACACTATCAACCAAATCACGTGTATCTTTACTAAGCTTGTCATACAACGTAGCCGTACATGTGTTTCTCATGATACTCTTCGTAGGAAAGTGTCCAAGCATGAATGAGCAGAATAAGGATACGATATAACTCTTACCACTTCTAGGTGGCATGCTGATACCTACATATATACTTTTCTCTACCTTGTATGCGTCATATACCTTCTGTAACACATCTGCCACCTTCTTAAGGATTGCTCTCTTGCTAAAGAAATCAAAATCCATATATAAGCAGTAGCTCCAAAAGTTACCACGCTTAGCAGCACGTCTGAGAAGCTCTACCTTAGCCTCTGCCTTACTTATTAATATCTCTGTGTTATTTGATTTCTTCATACGGCGTATCTATCATTTTTAATAACTCTTCATCTGTCTTATTAGCAAGCTTATTGTTCGCATTGACATCCTTATCTTCCTCCTCATAGAAACTCTTCATCTTGGAGACCTTATCAATCATAACATTCTTATCATTAAGGGTAATCTTCCATCCTACCTTCGTAGGCTCGATACCTTTACATGCTACCTTCATATTCTCCGTCCATTTAGCTATGGGCTTGACCCTATATCCTCCATCCTCATCATCCTCAAAATAATCAGAGGCATTGACACTACACATACGTATCATCTCTGCCACCATAGATTCTTTATCCCAATCTCTAGCTATACGTCTATTCTCCTCTAGCTTAGTTACCCTGTGGCTTATATCTTCACGTTGGAGCATGTGTACTCCTCTTCTATAAGCCTCCTCACTATCTAACGAGCTATCAATGTTTTGTATATATGCAATAGCAATATCCCTCTTCCTCACGATGGTACGACAGAAGGCCTCTTCCCTATCATTAAGACCAAAACGCTTGGCCTTCTTGAATAAGGATAGCTCAGAGCCTTTGATAGCTAAATCAGCGGCACTGCCTACAACTTCATCATCTTGTTCACCTTCGGGTAAGGCATTGATAGCCTTTGCATATATATCACTCATCTTCCTACAATTTCTTTAATCTTATCTTTAAACTCTTGCAGACTCCTTATCTCACATCCCGTTCCTCCCTGTTTAGAGATAGCCGCTATAAACTCTTTCTGCTCCTTTCTAAGCTTGTCTCTGCCCACTTTCATATCAAAGCCATACAAAACACCTTTGTAATAAAAAACTAGGTCAGTGGTGCCCTTAACAAGCCCCATAGCCTTTAGCTGATTCATACGGATAGCTCCCTCAACACCCTTGATAGCAGTGGTCAAGTTATTGGTGGTGGTGAAACATAAGTACCTTAACTCGGGATACTCATTCCATAACATACGAAAACACTCACTCTGTAGTCTGTCGTGTAAATTCTTTCTTACTTTTGATTTGCTTTTAGTTTCCATGCCTTAAATATACACATTTTTTTTAATATATGAAAATATATTCGTATATTTGAAATTATGAGCGAAAAAAAATTACTAGAAAAGTTCCTACCACACATCATAAGTGCTGTGATAGACGTGGAAAATTATCCATCATTTGCCTTACATGAGAGGCATACAGATAGTGAGATGAAAGACTTTATCACTAGACTAAACCTCTATAACGATGAGTCCATTCTAGACTCAAGCGTGATATTCTTAGATAATAAAACATTAGAAAGAAAAAATAACCAATGGAAGACGATAAAGTAATAAGACCAAGACTAAGAGGTGGCGTGAAAAGTGCCTACCTGAAATCAATAAAAGAAGAATCAAGAGTGCTATTCATAGGTGACCTACATGAGCCATTCTGCTTAGATGGCTATCGTGAGTTCTGCATTCAGACATACAAAGAACATAACTGCAACCAAGTGATATTCGCAGGTGACGTGATAGATAATCACTTCGCATCATATCATGAGACGGACGCAGACGGATATGGTGGTGGCGAAGAGCTGGATATAGCCATAGCAAGGATAGCTAAGTGGTATAAAGCATTCCCCGAGGCTACGGTGCTAATAGGTAACCACGACTCCATAATATCACGTAAGTTCACAACAGGTAATATACCTAAGGCATGGCTACGTAGCTATCAAGAGGTGCTACACACTCCTAATTGGAACTTCACCATTAACTATGAGGTTGACGGAGTACTATACACTCATGGCTTAGGTGGCAAAGCTTATAATAAAGCAAAAAAAAATATGCAAAGC